AAGTCGTCGAGCCGATCAGGGGATACACGAGGCCCTCAATGGCCGAGTAGTCCTGGTGCATGTCGAGCGTAACCGAGTTGTCCTGCAACCCGCCGACGCGAGTGACGGCACCCGTGCCGAACGAAGTAGTTTCGACCTCGTTGACCGAAATGCTGAGCGTCACCGAAGCAACGTACGCACTGATGTCCGTGCCCCCAAGGGTCACGTTGGCATTTGTCATTACAAGCTTAGCCACTTGATCTAGACCCCCTTCGAGGTGTCAGTTGGTTCCTGTTTCATTCTAGCCGACGAATCGGGCACTACTGCGAGAACGAGACGACCCGACCCGACGAGACTAGCCAGCGCCGCCGGCGATCCAATCTCCGCCGCGTCAACGATCTCGCCGCCGACCTTGCCGTACACGATGAATCCGTCAGCCACTCGATACTTCTTAGCCATCCTAATCTCCTTTAGGCGTAAACGATTACGCGGAACTCGACCATCAGGTACGTCGTGTCATTGCCGTCCATCGTCTGAATGCTAGACGCAGACTCGACGATACTGGTACGCGCATACCCGCCGAGGCTAGGGTCCGCTTCGATCGCGTACCGAATACCGCCCTGGTCGTACGACAAATACGTGTCTAGGCGATCCTCAGCACTCCGCTCCGCAGCCCGCCCCACGATGACGGTAATGCGGTACGTGTGCGTTACGAGGCCACTACTCATCGCTCCGTGATACTCGATCGACTCGAGCGATGGGAACGCGAACGGCGCGTTGAGATTGTCGGGCTGGCGATCATACGCGCGAAGGCCCGTGATCGTCGCGAGACGAACGGCTAGCTGCGTTTTGATCTCGCCAACGGTCGCACTCACCGAATGTTCCGCATCTTCCTGTAAGGCATCACGAGTTGTTCGACGTCAGGGTCTAGGAAGCGTGAGACGCGGACGGCGCCGAAGTCTCCGAACCCGGCGACGCCGAGCGGCGAATCAAATCGCTTGAAGATACGCGAAGCCTGAATCATCGTCGCCGTCTCAATAGCCTTCGGCACGGCGGGCCAACCCCACACCCCAGTGACGCGGACGAGTGCCTGCTGATCGTTTAGGAGCGGCGTCAGATTCGGGAACGTGTAATCTCCGACGGCGCGGATACGATCAAACGCCCAACCGATCCCGTCGAGCGTGCCATTCAACGGCTCGAGCTGGTAATCCGTCGGGGCGAACGTGATATCAAAGACGCCATCGGCGAGGCTGCTCGTTTCGATCGTGACGGCAGTGCCGGCCAGATCATCAATCTGAACGTAGAGAGAGTCCGTTGCGGCGAAGAGGCGCGTGGCCGTGCCGACAGAATAAAAGTTCCGCATGGCGTGACCATCGATCAGCCTGGACGCGGCCTCGACCGAGTTCTCGATGAGCGTGTCATCAGTGGTATCGGTGATGCGTAGCGCAGCCTTGACCTGAGAGAGCGTGCAGTATCCGTTGACGATTGCCATAGTTAGATCTTACCGCCTCCGGTAGATAGATTGGCACCGTGGAACCTGTACGTCCACGACACCTCGGGAACGCACACGAATCGAGCGCCAGCGTCCAGCGCGCGAAGCCAGAAGTCCCAATCCTCGAAGCCGTGCGTCGAGTCGCTTCGCCAGCCGAGCTCGACACACAAGCTCGTGCGGATCATAGTCGTCGCAGGGATGAAGTTAGATGCGCGCAGTGCAGCCTCGTCGAACTCGCGATTCGGATTGAACGAGCGGCCCTCGACGCGACACCACGAATAGACAATGTCCGCATCGGCGCAGTGCGCTGCGAGAAGTTCGAGATGGTGAGGATCAGCCAGGTCATCGTCGGCGAGTTGGGCAACCCACTCGGCGTCCGCAGCGATGCACGCCGGCAGCATCCTATTCAGCATCGCTGCGGGACCCGCCCGCTCATAATCAACCATAACGACATGCGCGACGGGTGGGAGCGTCTGCGCGGCGACACTAGCCATGCACTCGGCTCGCAAGTCCGCACGCTCCGGCAGGCTAGGCGTTACGACGACGATTCGGGGATCAGGTCCCACACTACCTCCGCAGGCTCGACGCCAACGAGAAGGCCACGACCCGCCGTGTCATCACCCGTATTCGAGTATCGCTTCACATGCTCAACGAACGCGCCACGCACCGCCCAAATATCGACGCTCGCCTCCTGCAACCTGCAACACAAGTGATAGTCGGACTGGTTGCCATTGCCAGAATCCACAATGCCGAACGGGAACGCTTCCCACAAGTCGCGACTCATGAACGTGAAGCAGTGGCCGGCGAACCATGAACGAATCAGCGCGTCGGGCTGCGCCTCGAGCTCGTCCTTCGTGATGAACGTGTAGCAATCCATCGTCGCCTCAAACTGGATCGTTAGCGGCTGCGTGCTGAGGTTCACGCGATAATCGTGCTCACTCAGATTGCAGTAACCCGTATAGACAGCGCCCGGCTTGTAAGCGTCAAGGACGAGATCCAGGGCGGCCTGGTCGGGACGCCCATCATCCGAGATGATCCCAATAGGATCATAATCAGAGTCGGCAATAATCCCAGCGATGACGCCCACTAGCTCGCGCTCCGTATAGTTCTTTGCCCAGACCTTATCGATGCTGAGGTCGGCGATAGCGTCGACGCATTCGGGGATGCGACGCGGATTCATAACGATGAGGAGCGGCTTAGGCAACCAGACTCCAACGCTTCCGCATCTCCTCGCGCTTCTCCAATAATTCGCCCCATCGTTCCCACACGTCGCCACCTAGCAGCGTCGCGTCATACACGGCGGGTAGTGACTCGTCACGATGCTGATTCGATCCGAGCAGACGCGCCGGCGCGCCCGCAACCTTCGCGAACGGCATGACATCCTTCACGACGCTCGAGTTGAAGCCAACCATCGCGCGCTCGCCAATGATCGTCCACGGATGCGTGACGACGCCCTGCCCAAACGTAGCCGCATCGTCAATGATCGTGAAGCCTCCGAGAATAGAGAAACTGCCTAGAGTTGCACCATCGCCGATATGCGAGTCGTGCGCGATATGCGCGCCAGCCATCAGCAGGACATCCTCACCAATCATTGTTTCGCACGTCAGGCCCTGATGGATCTGCGCGAATTCTCGTACACATGCACGATTTTTGATACATACGCCGACGGCTCTGCGTGGAGAGTCGAGGCTGCAAGGGTACGAGCCGCGATGCTGCGCCGGCCCGCCCACGACAGCGTAAGGCCCGATATACACGTCATCACCGATCGATAGGGGACCGGTCAGGATCGCCGTCTCGAAGATCTCGCAATTAGCGCCGATCAGTACGGGACCATCCGTCTCGTCAATAATCATCGCTGCGCCTCCAAGATTTGCTCGACCATCACGAGGACGCCGCGCGCTACGACGCGATTATCGTCGCCGCGATGATTGACCACATTGACCATATTGTTCAGTCTTCGCTGCACGGGCGTGCACGGAATCTTCTCATCGTCATACCAAGCCTGCATGATCTCGGCCGAGTTCGATTCGACAACGTCTGCGAGCTGATCCCACACCAGATGCAACCCGGCGCCCGCAAGGTAGACGCTGCGTTCCTGCTCGGCACTCGTCGTGCTCGCCTCTAGGATCGCCTCACACTCGCCAGACACGAACCGCGCAACCACTTCCGTCTCGCCAACGCGCGCATACTCGAGCAGCCACTCGCGATCCGGGTTCAGACTAACTAGGAGAGACAGGTCATGGACGAGCATGTCGAGGACGATTGGCGCGCCCGTCCGATTCCCAATCGCGGACCGGACGCTATGGAACTTCTCGATGCCTCCGAGGCGGTGCTGCTCGTGCAGGATCGTATTCCACGTGGCGTGCATCAGCATCGTATAGTCGACGGTGACGCTGCGCTGCGCGTAATCGGCGACGCGGAGGACGCGATCAAACGCGGCAAGCGAATCGACGCCAGGCTTCGCCATCATGACGTGCGCATACCCTTGTAGGGCGCGCATCGCTGGCACTTCCATCGAACCAATCGGCGCGGCGATGACGACTAGCTGGGGATGCGTTGCCTGCATCGCATCCTCGAGCGACGAGTAGGCGTGCAGATTATTTGCGCGCGCGTCGAGGATCACACTCTGATTCGCGTCCTGCACGCCGGCAAGGAAGAACGTAGAATGCTGCGTCAGATTCTCGGCAAGGATGCGACCCCAATACCCGTACCCGACCAGGAGCGTCTGGATCATTCGAGGATCTCCCACGCATTCCGAACGCGCGTAGTAAGGCTCCACTCGTGCGACTGTGGCAAGCCGTCCGCGCTCAGGTTCGCCCACCGATAATCATAGAATGCTTGATTGGTGGCGAACGTCTTCGCGTTCCGCGTAGCGTAGTGCGGATTCCGAGCTAGCGTCGACGAGTTCTCATGCATCACATTCGCATCCGAATGCAGGATCTCCATGCCGACGATATGCGCGCGCCGCTCATAATCGTTATCCTCGAAGTAGGCGGGGTGGAAGCGTTCACAGAACAGGCCGACACGGCGAACCACTTCGGACCCGATCCACGCACAACACCACGGCGGCGCCCCCGCCAGCACGATCCGATCAAACGACAACGAGTCCGCATACTCGGCAGACAACCCCTCGGGGAACCACGCATCCGAGTTCAAGAGCAGCCAACCATCCTCAAAGGGCGTCGCCTTGATGCCGAGGTTCCACGACGCTGCGACACTGAGCGCCGTCGGCATCCGCCACACATACACATCCGCGCCACTAATCCACTCCGCCACCGCGTCCCGGTCGAGCGCGTCACCATTGTCGATAATGATGATCCGGCTGGCGTAACCGTCCAGGCTACGGATGCACCGCTCGAGGAGGTCGTGCGCGCCGAGGACGGGAATGATGACGGTGGGCTTCACGGGCGCCACGTCGCGAGACGTTCCATCGCCGGCCGCCAATGCTCCTCATACACGACGTCGGCATCGTAAGCCGCAGCAAACTTGATGGCCTTCTCACTCTTGCCACGCTCCCGCTCGTACGCTTCGCGCAGACTCGACACGATCTGCGACACGTTCGGCGTGAAGAACCACGAATGCTGATTCGGATCCCACAACGGCTGGCCATCCACGAGCCACCCATCGCCACACAATTCTGTCTGCGCTGTCCAGTCCGAAACGATGACGGGCGTTCCGCACGCCTGCGCTTCGATTACAGGCACGCCGAAGCCTTCGCCTGCACTCGTGGCTAGGAGAACGTCCGCGTCCGTGTAGAGCGCCGCTAGGGCGTGCTGTGGGAGGTTCATCCTGTAGAGGTACTGATCGACAAAGCGGACCTGTTCGGGCTTGATACCGCACGCGCGAATCAGATGCACAAGATCCACACCGCCGAGGCCAGCACTCTGATCCGTATGCAGATACAAGATCGCGTCGGGATGATCCGCAGCGAAGACGCCGAATGCTAGGAGATTCTCGCCCCAGCACTTACGCGGCGGCGTCCTCCCCTTATTCGCACTGTTCATCATCACGACGAACGCGTCGGGATCATCAATGCCCATCAGGTCGCGACCACGGACGCGCTTACCCACCGCGTCAGCGAATGACTCGGTAGGCTTGAAGACTTTGTCTACAGCGTGCGGAACGTAGAGATGCTCGAGGCCGTCAAGTTCCATCATGTCCGCGCCGAACTTACTCATCGCAATAGGCATCACGTTCGGCCGAGCCAACCACTTCGCAACGTCGGGTGGCGATGGCTTGTGATCGATCGGCGCCCACGCAGCGATCTTCGGGATCTTCGCGATGTTCGGATTCGTCAACGCCCACACATCAAATAGGATCATGACGAGTCCAGGGAGACTAGACATCGACTCCCAATGCTGCGAATGCGCGCGAAGAATATCGTCACTGTACGGCGTGACGCCTGTCGGGTAGAGCTTGATTCCATTCCACTCCGTCGAGTTGCCCTGCAAACCGAAGTTGCACGCCACGGCGACCTCGTGCCCGTCACGCGCTAGTCGCTCCACGACTTGCGCCGTCTGCACGCCATAACCAGTGGCAGCAAATGGACTATTGCTAGCCCACGTGATGCGTTGCGGCGTGACGCCTGGCGTCTTCGCCAGCGTCTTCGCGGCGTGTCTACGGTCTGCTCGATTCGCCAACGGGTTCCCTCCCAAAGACTAAAGGCCGCCAATCCCGAATAGGATTGACGGCCCTTAGCGTACCACTAAGCGCTACGGATTAGGAAGCGCCACCGGCGAAGTACTTGATGTGCGAGCTCTGCGGCAGAGCACCGTCCACGCGCATCGAGGCGCGGAACGTCACGAGGTCCGCGTTGAACGCGAAGTCATCGGACCTGTCGAGGCGGATGCCACCGACGGAACGGACGAAGAAGCTCGGCATGTGACCAGCGATGACCGACTTGGCCGACGTAGCAGCCGAGGGGACATGCGGATTTTCGTACACCGGGCGCGACAGCAAGAGATCGCGCTGGTTACCGTCAGCCGCGGGGCTGAAGATGTAGTTACCAGCGGTGTCCTTGAGCTTGCGGACGGCACCGATCGAGGCGCCGTTCATCATCCAGCCGACGCCCGGCAGCAGACGAGCTGCACCGTCTAGGCTGTAGTACAGGTCGATCAGGTTGTCAGCGGTGAACGCACCGGAGACGCCCGTGCCACCCGTGATGCCCGAACCAGCAGCGGTCACGATGCCCTGCGGCTGAACCGTGCCGGTGCCATTGGTCAGAGCGTTCTGGACGTTGAAGCCCAGACCATTGCCGACCTGGTCAGACAGGAATCCGAGGAGATCGACACCAGAGTCCTCGATCATCTCGCGGCTGACCTGAATCAGGAAGCCAAATTTGAAGGCTCCGAGATTCACAAAGTTCGAGAACGTGGGATCGCTCTCGCTGAAGTTCGCGCCCTGCGCCGTGACGGTGCTGGACGAGGAGTACGCCGACAGGCTCGGGACCTGAATGGTCTCACCACTGGTCGTGTTGAGCTGAGTCGGAACGTCGAGCATGGGACCGACGAGGCGAGCCTTGAGGATCACCTGATCGTAGAACGAGGTCGGAACGGGGGCGCCCGTCGAGGTCGTGAGGACATCACGCTTCTCGAAGTTGAACGAGCGAACCTCGCCACGGCCCATCGCGCGGATCGTCTCAGCATCCGTGTCGTCGCCGGCCGGAGCCTCGTCCGTGCGGAGCTCAGCAGCGGCAGCGTCGAGACGCGCAGCGCGCTCCTCGTCAGCCTTCAGCTGCTCAATGATCGCGCCACGCGTATCAAGATCAGCGCTAATGCGATCGTACTTCTCCTGCTCCTCAGCGGTCAGGTCGCGCTTCTCCGCGCCAGCCGTATCGAGAAGATGCTTCGCCTCATGCCATGCGGCCTGGCGGAGCTCGTGCTGTCGATTGATGTAATCAGACATTGTCCACCCCTTTCAAGGGTATCGAGTTGATAGTGCCACCGGCCGCGGCTCCGCGAATCCGAAAGTGCCAGCGCGGCTCCGCGCTAGACCCTTACAGAATAACGCAGATAATCGGGGTTACGAGACGCGGGCGAGAAGCACGTCAAGCTGCTTCTGCTTCAGCGACAACGAAGCCGCCACATCATCGCGCTGCATCTTCAGCCGGCCAATGGCCGCGTCAAGGATACTGGCGTGCGCCTCGTCAAGTTCGTCACCATTCTCCAGCGCCGTGATCGCCGCGTTCAGCTTGTCAGCCTCGAGGCCGGTAGCCTCGACGAGTCCGTCCAGGCTACGGACCGAAGCAGAAGTAGCGGCGTACGCCGGGAAGCCCGTCACGATACTCACCTCGTGGAGACGGACCTCGCGCAGTTCGCGCGTAGCACCATCATCACTCCACGAATCGCCACCACGCGGAACGCTGAAGCCGAACGACATGTCGGCGACGTCGCCACGCTTGATTAGGAATGCCATGTCGCGACCAGCGGTCGTATCAGGCAGGTCAGCCTCAACGCGGAGGCCATGCGTGTCCTCGGACAGACGCAGGGTTCCCGCACGCTTCGACGCGAGGACCTGCGTCGTGTCGTGGTTGACGAACATCTTGATCTCATTCCGCGACCGCAGCGAACGCGAGAACGCGCCAGGAGCGATCCGCTCCGTGAACGGCAGCGGCTCACTATCCGAATTGAAGACAGCGCCATACCCAACGAACGTCATGCCATTGCCCTCGGCTGCGTCGCGCAACTCGAACTCGTTGACAGTGATGCGGCGCGTCTCGACTCCGTTATCCATAGTAGAAAGGGTAGCACCGACAACGGCCGTGTCTAGGCTACGCTCCTCCTCGCGGATCTGGTCGGCCTTCTCGTCGAACCAGCGAATGGCCGGCGACGGGTCGAGCGGGTCAATGCCCCACAAGTAGAACGCGACGGCACCAGCGCCGGGGAACCCTTCATCGTCAGGATCATTATTCTGTGGCGCGTCAAGATCGACCAGGTGGCGCGCAGCCCACGCACTAACACGGATGACTTTATCCTCCGACACTTCGCCGCGACTCATTAGACGCGCCTCGCGAATCGTCCGATCTACAACGCCGTCACCCGCGCGACCCGCCTCGTAATACTCGACACCACGCATCGCGGCCATCTGGATATACTCGGGCAGCGTCAAGTCGACGGCTCGATCGCCACGCGTCGACCGCGGATGATCCTCCGGCAGGAGATCATTATCCGAAACATACGCAGCATTCTGGGGACGGCCACGCCGCAAGAGATATAGGAACGCGTTGACGCGAGCCATAGACCACGCCGCTCGAGACACACCCGGACGATGACTCGTCGAGTACGCGCCCGACCCGCGACGATACACCGCCGACAACTGGCCCAGCGTCGTCCGCGTATACGCGGGACGATCATCCGCATCCATCGCCTCGTTATGCTCCGCGACCTTGTTACGGAGCGCCGTCGTCGTCGCCTCACTCAGCTCGACATCCCCACCAGCACCACTAGCCGAACCGGGCGCATTCTCATCCGACCCGGTAATCTGATCCTCCGGCGGCGCCGGCGCGCGCTCCTCCTCGTCAGCACGCCACGCGTTGCAATAATACGCGCCGTCGACATACTCGTCCCACCGCTCGCACCACGCCTTGTCACCCTTGACGTTCGACTCGTCATAAAAAACACAATTGCCGCACGCGCGACCCTCCGGCACATCCGCCGCTAGCGCGGGCCGATAATTATCTGGCAACGCGCGCACACCAGAATCCACGAAAACACTCGGCACCAGCGTCGTGATACCGAGCCGCTCATACTCTGCGCGCACATCCGCATCATTCTCAATCGCTAGCTCGAGATTCCACACGTCGAGGAGATCCCGCACCGTCTCAGACTTGAACATCAGCGAATCAGTGTCAGCCGTCGGCTTCATATAGAGCTCGTCCCAATCCACGTCCGCCGCTTCGAGTTCGGCGATTGTCGCCGCCCGATCAGCCTCGACGCGAGCCGTGACGATCAGGACCGCGCCCTCATAATCGTCCACGAAGTCGACGACGCTACGGATCGGGTTGCCCTCGAATGAGATCAGCGTACCGTCAATGTCGACGATGATCGCCGGCGCGCCGTCAAGGTTACGCTCGCCACCCGGCTCGAGTCCCTCAGCCAGAGAGACGGCGACCATCTGCGCGATAGCAGCATCCTTCGACTCGTGACAACCAATCACTTCGCCGTCATCTTTGATCGTCGCCCACCCGTCACACTCAGCACTCTGGTCAGTAATGAAATACGGCACGTCTAGCCCATCGTCTGGATCATCACGCTAACCGAATACGATCCGCTGGCGATGCCATAGAGAACCTCGCCAGGGTTCAGCGTGATCGATCGCTCTTCCTTGCCGTCAAGATGGATACCGTTGCTAGTCGTCACGTCTGATCCTCCGAGGAAGACTTGCTGCGCCGACTCGTTATTGTGAACCGTTACGCGCTGACTCATCTGACTAGCGCCGGCGACAACTTTGCGCGCCGTGCCTAGCGTGATCTGATTCGTGGAGATCGTCACGCGTCGACCTCGTAAGCCGCCTTCGGATCTTCCGGATCGACCTGCGCGATAGCCTGCAGCTGCACACTCGGCAGGCCCGTATGCGGAAGCGCCTGCAAGCCGAGCGACTCGAGGACAGCGGCCGGATCGAAGCCGGACTGGATCATCCGCTGCGCGATGACGCTCTTCTTGTCAAGCTCGGTCAGGTTCGCAGCGGCGAGATCGACGTTGGCAAGGGGCACGCGGTTGACGTCGCCGCCGTCTACGGGCGGGAAGTCCTCGATACGTCGCACATCATTGACGCTGAAGAATCCAGCCTGCAAGCCTGTTGAGTAGGCGGCGTATCGGCTAGCCGTGTCGCCGCGGAGCAGGCCGTTCACGTTGAAGGATAGGAATGCGACGCCCGGCAGGAGGCGCGAATAAGAGTCCTCGATCTTGACGATGTACGGCCTGAGCGTATGCGTCACGAAGGAAATTCCATTAGCCTCGACAGATGCATACGACATTGCGCCGGGAGTGGTAACGCCAATCATCGACGGGGGACACCTAAATGTGCGCGCGATCTCCTCCACGGCGAACTGGCGCGACTCGAGCATCTGCGCCTCATTCGGCTGCATACTCGTCTTCGTAAACTGCGCCCCACCAAACAGGACGCCAGGGCGATGAGCGCGCCGAACGCTGCGATGTTGAGCCTCGAACGAATCCACTAAGTCCTTAGCTTGTTCGCGGGTGAGTGGCCCGGGCACGGTAATCAGGCCGCCTACCGTTGAGCCCTGCCCGAAGAATAGTTGGGCGAACGCGTCGAGAGCCTTAGCCAGCCCCAGCGTCTCCTTCACGAGATCGATGCGGGACCGGCCACGCAACTCGCCCGGCATCTGCAACTCGGTGATATGGATCATGTCCTCATAGGCCACGATCTCTTTGCCATTGTCGACGACGTACTCGGGACGCCGCGTAGTCTTACTCAGGCGAATCTCCACGCGCTTCGGATTCAGCACGACCAGGCCGGCGACGCCCTGATCGTCGCGCAGGATACGCGTAAACGAATTACCATTGATTAGCAGCGACACGAGGACCTGTTGGAAATGCGCCGTCCTCGAGACGCCAACCTCCGGCAAGTCGAGCCACGCGGGACGAGGACGATACGGCGTCCGCGTACCATCACGCCGCACAAACGAATCAACCGGCAGCGTAGAAATAGAATCCGCAATAAGCCGCACACAAGCGTAGACAACGCCGAGCCGCATCGACTCGTCCTGGCTCATCGTCACGCCACTGCTCGTGCTCAGCATCAAGTCATCGCCCGAAGCGAACATGCTCTGGAAGCTGATCGCACGCTCTTCGTGCTCACTCGACTGGTTGAAAATTCTATTGAGCACGGGACCTCTCGTATGCGATGCCGAACACTAGGAGAAATACACCCGCTGCGATGATACCCGCCGGCACGAGCAACAAGCCAATACCGACCGAGATCAGAATCGCAGCGAACGATTCCACTACTAGAATGATAGCCGCCGATTTAGACACTAAAGAACCCCGGCACGATCGCTCCCTCCGATTGGATAACTGCACCATACGTGGCCATCACGCCAGCCACAAGAGCATCGATACGCTGACGCTGCCTCATCTTACTGATCTTCCACCCGCG